GATAAGTTCTTTGGGCAAGGCACGATGAATGCTAAGGCAATCATTAACTCGATACAGAATCGTGACCCGAATACAGGTCGTCCAATATCATCGGACCCTGAGTTCCTTGGTAGTGTATTCGACAGGGTTAAGTACTACGGGGTCACGGCTTTTGAGCCAGGCTTTGTTCGTGATTTCAGAAAATGGGATGATCGTACACCTAAGGAACAAGGTGCTCGGTATCTGCTTGGTGAGCGTAAGATGAATACAACCATCGAGGACGGCGTAGGGTACAAGCTCAGGGGTATCCGTGACAATATCAACGCACTTCGTATAGGGTACTCTGGTTCACTATATAATGAGAAAGCGAACTATGCTGATATGTACAATAAGTACAATGATACTTATCGGAAGAATGCCGAGCAGGTAATCAAGCATGTTAACAATTTACGAATACTTGGGAAGAGTGACCAAGACATAAGTAAGATTCTCAAAAACTCTGGTGCTGATCGTATATTGGTTCAATCCGCAATGAGCGGTATCGTTCCGAATATGTCAGTAGCGGTTGGTATCAAGGGCACAAAGTTGGATAGAGCGTCTAAGTACGCAGAGATATATAGCAGGCTACCGAATGAACTCGGCATGACTATGCTACAGCAGGAGATTGACAAGGGCAACATCAATCGGTCCATGCTGAATCTCATCAAGCGTATCAGCGTATTGCGTGGGCAATAAAAAGCCCCGCCCCCCTGTTTGGATTCAAGGGAACGGGGCATACTAACCAACATAACTAACTATAATACTAACCATAACGCAGGGGTTCAAATGGGAGAATGTATAAACCCTGATACCGATTACTCAAGTATCTTACCCTGACATTAAATCTTATTTTACACTAAGGGTTTCAAGAAGGGATTTTAGTTTCCGCTTCTCCTCCTGGAGTTCCTTCCTTTGGATGTTCATACGTTCGATTCGATATGAGAGTATCCGTGATTCAGAACGAATCATATCAATCTGTGTCTGTATCCTCTCTATATTATCCTCAGCTTTCATAATTTATATAGTGCATATATATTGTGATATGTCAAGAAAAATTAATCAAATCTTCCTGTGCAATGGTAGAACTTGAAGAAGCAACCGACATCACGCTCGCCCTCTCTATTCTTAGCTAACCTGTATAGTAGCTCCGTATAAGGACCCTTGTTGTCCTGCTTCTTGCTGGACTCAACATCGCCCTTTGACGGCCACATAAGCAACACGACATCGGCATCGTTCTCAATATCTCCTGAATCCTTGAGATCGTACAGGGATAATCCCCCGTCACGCTTGGCTCCCTCTCTGTTCACCTGTGCCAGAAGCACAACGGATACATTGAGATCAATAGCCATCTGCTTGATCCTGTGTGATATATCAGCGATACCCTCAGCCTTGCCCATCTTCGAGTTATTGAATGGTATAAGTTGCAGGTAATCAATGATTACTAACTTTACTCCCTTCTTCCTGACGAAGTATCGGCATTGGCTAACTAGGTCATCAGCGTTCTTTACTGAGTGAGATGTATGCAAGGGTAACTCCTTGACCTGATTGGATGCGTCCGTGAACTTCTTTGTGTGTTCATCGGAAGCTGTACCCTCCTGTATCCGCTTGATGTTGATGCCTGAGATTGACTGTATCATTCTCTTCATCAACTGTTTGCGTGGCATCTCAAACGAGAAGTACGCTGTAGGAGTATTGTCCGTGACCATTGACTTAGCGGCTAGGTACAGAGAGAGTGCTGACTTACCGCACGATGTAGGTGCGGCTAGGGTCAATACCTCACCAGCGGCTATGCCGCCGTTACCAAGCATCCAGTCAAGCCGTCCGATATTTGTATGAACAACGTCAGGCTTATATGAGCCATCACGCATCATCTGTATATCGTCAAGGATCTCATCCACGGAACCAGAGATACTCTCACGAAGGTCCTCGCTGGAATCAATATCCACGATGGAACCCTCAAGGCTGGACCTGATGTCATTGAAGTCCTGTGTCTCTGACTCAGCACCCTCAACAGCCAGCTTACAACTCTTGATTAACTGTCTCAGCTTTGACTTCTCAGCTATCAGCTTTGCGTAGTAAAGGGCCTGTAGCTCCGTTGTAGCCCCGTCCATAAGGGCAAGGATACCAGATATACCCCCGACCTCATCAAGGGCATTTGACCCCTTCAGAGCCTCGGCAAGGGACACCTCGTCAAAGGGCTTACCCTCATCGGCGAGTGTCTTGATGGCATTATACAGAACCCTTCCTCGGAGTGTATAAAAATCGTCAGGCGATACGATTGGTGATACTACATCTAGTACCGATGTATCCCCTGGTAGTACGCAGGAGGCGATTAGTTTATCCTCAGCCTCTACGTTATGCGGTGGTGTCTTGGTCTCGTTTATGTTCATCTTCAAGTATATCTATCAGAGAACGTAGGCATTGACCAAGAGCTAAATATTTTACCCTGATGTCAGCAGGGAACTTGTATCCGTTAATTGATTCATGTAGATTCAGGGATACCATTGCAGCTTGCTTAATTACTTCGTTCATTTCTGTTATGTTGTGTATTGTTTTATTGTGATAGATACTTGACTCCGATGCAACGTGCAAGGGAGCCAAGCATCATAACACTATATGATTCTAATCTTCGGACCGATCCAGCATCCCTATGGCTATCAACGAGTAACCAATCAGGTCCCTGAATATGTCCTTGGCTTTATCCCCCTCGGAGTTTACCGAGAGGGAGCCATCAGCACAGAAAGCCCTAGCTCTCTGGAATTTATCCTGCATACGAATGCAGATTCCCGTCAAAGGATCAACTCCGAACTCGGTGGACTTGTCGAAGTTTGCGAAGGGGTTGTCGCAAGTATCCCCGCCAGTATAATCGGAGTTCTTACCAGCCGTAAGATCGAGTATATACTTGACCTCCGAATGTCTGAACTCCTCCCACCAGTCCTTATTGTATTCCATTAGAACGGCTCTGAGTCAATGGTTGGCGATGACGGCTGTTTAGGGGCAGATCCAGAGGATGCTTCATCGACTGGGTTCAGGGCTAAGGAGAGGAAGTTTGTACCACTCTTAGCTGTTTTCTTCCAGCCCTTGAGATAGTACTCCTTACCCTCCACGTTAATCTTCCCGTTGTAATCGGGATGAGTATCTTTCTGTTTGCGGTCATTGACGAAGAATGTTCCGCTGTTTGTGTTATCGTATTCTGGCATAATATTATCCTTTCTTTATGTTATTGTTTATTATCGGTAAGAGTCAAATCATCTAGAGCATCCTTGCATCCCTCGAAGCCAGGAATACAGCACTCGTCCTCTTGGACTGATACTGCAACGTACTTCGGTGAACCTTGGTACTCAAGAACAATGTCCAAGTATTCGGTGATAGCTTGGATCTTTCGGCGAGTCAAGATATCTTGCTCCTTGAGATTGCGGACCATGGTATCGATGTCATCGACATGATGATTCAAGTCAAGGATGCGTCCAGCGAGCTTGTTGTTTAGCTCAAAGACAGTATCCTCAAGTCTCTTGATGTCCATCTCAATACCTTCGAGGTCAGAGTTTTTGCGTGAAGATATCATAATTAGAATCCTGCGTTACTTGTTTTAGTCTGTCCCTTGCCATGGTCATTGGTGGCATCAGGATCCTTGGTATCATCAATAGCGAATAGGCCATTGAGTGCGTACTTCCGAGCATAGGAACTAGCGGAGCCAGTAATCTGTGCATCGTCCATACCTTTCTTGGTTCCAGCTTCACGAGCGAATCCATTGGCGTGTATAATACCATCGCTATCGTTGTCATACAGCATAGCCTCGGCTTTGACGTAGACCCTGCTATCTACCCCTAACTCCACGATGTCGTCAGAGATAACGAGTGAGCAACCCCACTCTTGGAGCAGAGGTTTCAATGCGGTGAGGATGTCCTCACAGGAGCGGTACTTGTACCCTCCGAATTTATTTGTCTGCCCCTTGGGAGCTTTGAGGGATGACTGAATCCCTTGTAGTTTTTGTACTATGTTATTACTCATTATGGATCTATTTTTATTATTTACAGAAAACTGTACTATGTTATGGCTCATTATGGATCTATTTTTATTATTTACAGAAAAATGAAAAGAACTTGCTACTGGAATTAAGTCTATTGATTTCGGTAAACGCAGAATCCTTTTGCCGTTGACAGGCATTTAACTGATTTTGAGATTTAATAAATCTCCTTTCCATTTTGTCGTATGATTTTAGAGCATAATTTAACGCTTGCTCTGGCGGCATATCCTTAATGGCTTGAAGTAGACTTCTGGTTCTGATTAAGTGAGATGGTATTACTTTCATATTGATTTTTAGTTAATGTTCTAAAGAGCGATGCCCTTTGGTTAGAGTTCTTACAGGCTGAGACAAGATCCTCATCCCCCCCTAAGTTACGCAGTAGATCATATTGTTCTCCCGCCGTCAAGTTATTTTTGAATCTTTTTGTAAGTTGTGTAAGTCCAACGGGATGAAGGACTTCTGTGTTCTCACGCTCAAGGTATAGTGCGATATTACGAAGTATCTTAGGAAAGTCCTCAGCTTTTTGACTGCACCTGTTATACAGGAAGTTCTCAACCTTGCCGACCAATGAGTTCCCTAGCCGTGAGATAACTCCCCTGACCATTCCGCTCTTGTGATCGTGGTCAACTACCCAGTCATTCGTCCTGCCCCCAAGTATAGGGCAGAACTCTGGCTTGTTGCTTTCCCTGTACTCTGGTATCTTACCCTGAGTCAGGTATCGTTTTACGTTCTCCATGCGTAGTAAGAGGCTGTTGATGTTCCAACCTTCTTACAGGCATCAGGTATATTTAAGCCTTGTTCACGGAGTTTCTCAACCTCGCTTACAATCTTCTGTGTCTTGTCCTCAGAGAACTTCTTCCTTCCACGTTTTAATACTGTAGCTGGTCTGATATCCTCTAGGGTCTTCCTTGATTCCTTGGTATTGGATTTAAGTGTATCCATCTCCTTCTTGATTCGCTCGGATGCCCACGAGAGGAAGCGGTACAAACGCTCTGGTCCCTCCGTGTCGATGTGACTTCCGTAATGTGATATGTTGTTTCCGTTGTGCTTTATCATAATGTTATTGGTTTGTTGTTTCCTCCATTGCTTCGTCTATTTCATCTCTGTTCTCAAAGGATGTCTTATAGAAATTATCGTATCCGACATCGCAATGTTCCAGTATCCAGTCCAGACGTTCTTTGTCATTGCGGAGTTTTGTATCTGTTTCATTTAGTTTATTCATATGTTTTATTGTTTGGTTATTGATTTCAGTTTTGCTATTCCGCCACGCTTCATCCTGAACAGTCCTGATTTGTCAGGCTTAGTCTTGCACAAGAATGACACGGCTTCTTTCTCGTCACGCCCGTACTTCAGGGCTTGACCGATATACCCCTCAGGCATATCTTCTCTTGTATATTCGATTAAATACCTAGGCATCTTTGTTTAAGTGCATGGGTTTAATTGATATAAGGTCTTCCGATGTTATCATCGATAGAAGATCCTGCATGTTACGTCTCGTGTATCCCTTGTATAGTGCTAGTGATGCGTGTCCTACCATATCGGTGACATCGCACAGGCACTCCGCAAGTTCAGCGAGATCCGTACGTCTTACTATAAGGTACTGCTCAGGGAACTCAAAGGCTATATAGTCCTGCTCTCCGTACAGCCATCCATTATCTCCGACCTTGTTCTTGAACTCAAGCCAGATATAATTGTACTGTATCTTGGAACCCCTTGATACGCTCTTCATTGCTTTGACATCAATGCTTCCTTTGTTGCATACGAAATCAATATGTTTGAATTGCTCATCACGGGTTGCGGGTCTAGTCTCTGGGTACTTCCTCTTGAGGATATCCCCGAAGGAACCTTCGATCTTCAAGCCATTCTCAAATGACTCAGAACCTTTCCAGTCTTGGTATGTTCTTTTCATTTGTACAGCATGGTGAATCCCTGTCCTCCGTTTACACATACTACGTTATAGTCAATGTATTCCTCAGCTTCGATATCATTCATGCCCTGAGATACGAATATCTCGTGCATAAGTCCGAAGTCATAGACAAGGTTGCCGTTCTGGTCAGTACCAATAACTGCATCGTCAAGTCCATCGAATCGAATAGCCCGTGGGTCACAGGCTTCGATATAGTAATCTATGTCCGTCCTATTTGTCATTGCATTCTCAGCATCCAGTAAAGCTCTGAGCATTTCTTGGATACCTTTATTCCTTTCTCCATTTCTGATTGACTCCATTCTTTGTGATGGTGCTCCTTGGTATCGCAGTCAATGACTACTGACCTGCACTCTGGTAGGTATGTCAGGCTGTGTTCCTTCATCAGCATATAGGACTCAATAGCAAGCTGTTGGCAGTCCTTCGGGTACGTCTTAGCCTTACCTCCCGTGTTGCCCCTGCACTTGTAGTCAGCAAGGAATAACTTGCCGTCCTTGTCATGCCCGATGAAGTCAACTGACCCCGCTATCTTTACCCTGTTGTTTGCGATGATACGCTCACAAGCTATGGGCTTTACGTCATTGTCATGTACCCATTGGATAAATGGCATAGCGTAATCGTCCCATGCGGTTGACTCTGGCTCGTCCTCTGACCATCCAGAATTGTACTCAATCATTGACTCAATCAACTTGTGTACTGTCGTCCCGAACTCGGATGATGAGATGATATCTCCGCTGATAGGATGCTCCCGTGTCCCGTACGTCAGTCTCTCGACATCCTGCCAACTAAGTGCGGGCTTCTCACGGGCTATCATGGTTATCATCTTCGGCTTATATATCGTGTCAATGAAGTCATCCTTTGCTATGGACAGGACAGTTGTCACGGATGGGTACACCCTGCGTTGCTTCTTTGCCTTGGCTGGGGTTGTGATATCAGGCTCAAAGGTGGGGTTGCTGATATCCTTACAGTTGTAGAAGTGTGCCATATTAGAGTTCCCTTTCGTCCTGATCCATGACGTACTCAATAGCCTCACGGAATGTCTGTGTCTTGCTCTTGTTCCATGGGTAACGCACAAGCTCACGGAGTTGCCCGCCATCCTCTGATACAACAAGCTCGGTGATGTCTCCATCTAAGTCCTCAATCCACTCAAAGGTCAGTAGGTTACTTGCAATGTAGTCAAGTATCTGTGAGGGATCTCTAGGTGGTAGGCTCTTGACTGGGACATGGTACTGATCCCCTTCAACAAGGTCAGCGACATATGTATCCACGAATCTTCCATTGGGTTGCAGTCTTGACACAATGTAATCCTGCGAGAGACGCTTGATTGCGTCTGGGTATGTATATATGTTTATTGGCTTCATTATATTTTAGATAATAAGATTGAGAGTATGATTGATATAGTTGCACCTGATGCACAACACAAGACAATAATGGCGGATTGTATAACTTTCTCTCCGCCATGCACTAACGATTCGATATCATCATTGATATCATTGTTATTGTATTTTTTTCTTGACATAGTATTTGGTTGTGTGTACCTTATGGCAGTCACTTCCTAAGGAGTCAATCCCTATGGTAGTATTTTTAAAAATATTTCCATAAGTCAGACAGTCATAAGGAAGGACAGTCATAAGGAAGGTTAGTCCTAAGGAAGGTCTGGGTAAAGGTCGCCGATGCTGTATAGACCTAGCTTTGAAGCGGTCAACAGGTCATCTATGAAGAAGTCAATGATTGCCTGGAGGTCATCCTCGGACAGCTCTTTGTCTACGTTATGGGATGTCTTGACTCCCTCAACGTACCATGTTTCCTCCCCGTGTATCACTCCCTTCTCCATGTCAGCAATGATGGTTACATCCTCGGTGACATCATCCATTCTCTCTGCATCTAGTTGACAGTCCATCACGATTGTGTACCTGACTGCCCCCTCTTCGTAGTATATTGATCCATTCATAATTTTCCTTTCTGTTTAATCTTTGCTATTTTCGGATCTGTAAACTATGTCCAACATCTTTGAGGCATGGCGAAAGGCTTCCTGGTATCCGTTGAGGTAGTCCCTTAACTGCCCAGAAGGGCGTTCGCCCTTTGGTTTAACAAGTTTTTCTTGCTCCTCGAAGTATTTTATTAAGTCTTTTATAGTCATATTGGTTCCTTTGGTTATTGGTTACAATGTTTTTATAAGTGGAATAGTTAA